TACCATAGTTATCCCACTTTGTTAATTATCCACATGGATAAAAATACTGCCTCCTATTTATCCATGTGGATAAACTACTGGTAATAAATTAAAAGTCTTATCACATTTACACTAGGGCTTTTAATTTATCTCACCACTGACACCAACGTACCAAAATAGCAGCCACCCTAACCACTAGGGCCCACACAACTAATCCTAATACCGGCTTTATAGCTTGGACCGAACTCGGACAAAATGCCATCAATACAATAATTCCAATAACAAAACCGATTACTGTGTATCGCATCATTTTCACCCCTCTCCCGACCTTTATTTTGTTTGTCCTTTCCCGACCCTTTATTTAAAGCATAATTCTTCAGAGTGCCAAAAAAATAACATGAATGTCAAATATTTTCCCATTCTCTCCCATTAAATTCCTTATAATGCCATTTATCCATAAAAAATAAGCCATGATAACGCACAATCACGCCTCATGGCTTATTTTTACGCCGCCAACCGATCAACAGCAATATCCCAATATACTTTTTCCTTTTCAATATAATAAAATAAGACTCACTACCTAATGGCAGACAAGTCTTATTTATTACTTTTTTCTTGTTGCTCAATAAGTCGATTAATATTAAGCAAAGGCATCACCAGTGGCTGAACGTTAGCGCTTTTAGTAATGTCCGCTACAATCGATCGAAGAAATGGAAACAATGCAGTAGTGCCGTTAATCTTTATACATTTGCGTAATAATTCAACATCAGTTGTCTCACTCATACTAAACATACCAGTTAATGATACTTCTAACCTAAATGGATAATTTTCCTTCTTATCCATAAATAATTTAGCGATAATAGTAACTTGCCCTTTAAATAACTCTTCACTAACAGTTGTTTTTAAGTCGATAGTTAAATCTGTTTGCAAATTATCTATCTTCTTGAACTTTGGATTAACTTCATAATGTATGTAATCAACTCTATAACCTAAAAAACTAAAAGTACTTACTGTTGACTTGTCCATAATCATGCCGCCATTTCTTGATCATATAAACAAATATGTTCATCATATTCTTGCATAATATTATAGCTTGATTGCGTATAATAACGCCCCGCTTCGTCGCTAGAAAGTACGAAGCTAATTTTCTCTTCACAATTTAAATAATCATCTGGATCGTCATCAACACTATCAACTAACTTCGCAAAATCTTCGTCGGACATCTGGTCAAAATGTTGAAAAAGTTCTGCCCAGTAACGTTCGCTAGCCATTTTTAACCAACCTCCTCATAAATATCAATATCCCGTATACAAGAATTCTTAAGTACACATATTTGTATCTGGGACATCGTTAGTGGAAATTTTTCTTTCATCCCTTGGTTAGTAAACCAAAATTTTCGATTTTGGTCAAACCCTCCAATAATTATATCGGGAGGTCTCTCTCTTACCATAAGCTTTAAAGCTAAAGACATGTAATTTTTTCTTTTTTCCCCATTAGATAGCTTTTCGCATCTATTCGCTACCATTTTGCAAAATTCCTTAAATTGCTCTATATCTCGTTTTGTGTGTGCTAGGTCAATAAGTTCATTACATACAATTTGCGCTTTTAAAATTGTATATAGCTCAAGCTTTTCATGCTCAACGCACCACCAATGTGCATCATCGCTATCCCAATAAAAATAAACACCTTTTCCAAGCCACTCATCATCTCCCAACGATGGTCGAAAAGATTTGGAATTCACGATACTTTCCGCAGCGCACTTATTCGTACCATGGTAACCAACATAAACTGATGTCATTAGCATTATGCCCTTCCACAATAACTTTATGCCTAATAAACTTATAACATGCATTATTTTTCCATGTCTTAATTACTTCTCTATAACTAAAACTATCCCTGCAATAATTCAAAAATTGCTGTTAAATGCATGTAATATATTTTAACACTTACTTAATAACAAGTAAATATTCGCTATTGTGTAAAGCATATTTTATACTCTAATATTTTTTCACTAAATCACACCCTATCTACTAATTTGCGACCTCCTAATTTAGATTTTACACAAAAATTCAATATTCAAAGTGACGTCTTTGTGGCAAAAAACTCTTCAACGACCAAAACGGGCAAGGAGTTTTTATACTACGGTTCAATAGCAGTACTCTTTCATATACAAGATACCACATAAATTAAAATAAGTTGTATCACTTTCATGTCATGATGTACCTTACGGTTAAGAAGTTTTGTCATTTATGCCTTCTTCCCAAATATCTTCCTTAATATAGGCATTATATCCACTGTAAACTTAAAATCCGGTATCTTCACGCCGCCACCCCCAATGGCTCCAACGCCTTCAATAAATCTGCAGGCGTCACATCATCGGCATACACTCCCGGCAATATATCCAGCCCGCCAGCCCGAAGTATCCGACATACAGCCTCAGAGCAATTGACCGTAATCTCACCATCACCGGGGACATTCTTGCCAGTTAAATCATGCAGCCCACCATTAACACAATCAATATATCCATAACGTTTGCCAAGTAACGCCTTCGCTTTTACTTCTGCCGCCTCCATATCGGGTACATCAACGGTGATTATTTTAGTTTCTAGCCCATCATATGTAGTGGCTGGCGACTTAACAAATCCTTCTTTTACTGCCTCCAACAACCCGCCGAACATAAATAGACCTGTATGGCTTGGGTCTTTTCCTTTACCCTCTACAGCATCAATAACCTTGCCTATCCAATCATGCCCGTAATAAAATAAAACATCTACTTTCATTATATATAACACTCTCCCACATAAAAAAATAAGACCAGATCATAATAGACCTGGCCAATAGTGTTTATTCGGATATTTTATTTTTGAGTTTGCTAACAAGCAAGGCAACTGCCGCTACTTCTCCGGCCCGGCCAGCGGCAATCAACGCTCGTAAAGCCACAGCCTCAACTTTGTCTCTGCAAGCAACAAAGAAATCAGTAGTAGATGTTACTTCGGCCTCCAATCTTGTTGCTTCAGTCTCAGCTAAGGTAAATAGCCTTTCCAAGAATTCGGTTGCTCCACTCGTTACAGAACTAATCACGCTAGTAATTGCAGCAGTTTCTGCCGCTGAAGATACATCAGTAGAATTTGACACATTAGATTCCTCCTCAGTAGTTTCAATAGTCATTGTAATTTCCCCGGTTGCCATTGCCCCATCCGTTACGGTAACATCAACTGATCCACTGGCATAACCGGCAAGAGTAGCGGCAAAGCTGTAAGTTCCTACCGGCAGATCGGTAACAGCAAGTTGGCCATTCGAATCGGTTGTGCCGTCACAAGCTGACGAATTTACCGTATAGGCCAGGGCTACACCTTCCAGCGCATTACCGTCGCTATCCTTGACGGTGATTGTTGCGCTGCCAGTAGCTGTTTCTTCTGTACTCTCTGCCGTCAGTGTAATTTCTCCATTCACGGTTGCATCATCAGCCACCGTCACATCTATGTTGCTCTCAGTATAACCGTCAAGAGTCGCCGCAGCCGTATAAGTTCCGGCTATAAGATTGATCACGGTGAGTTGTCCATTTGCATCAGTTGTGCCTGTTGCAGTCCCTGCTCCGGTAAGATTAACGGTTGCTCCTTCCAATACGGTTCCCGCACTGTTCTTTACACTAATTACTAAAATTCCACTCATAATTTTTGCATCCCCTTTTAATTTTTTATATATCCACCGCATTACGCGGGTGATAGTCCTTAAACCCCACGGTACGGCTTTTACCGCCTCCGCTTCGATGATATTAAGAATCGCCACCCTTGCGGCCTGTATTTCGGCCTGCACTGGTGGCGATTCTGCCAGTTCTATTAGGTATTTTAGTACCTGTTTTTCAACTTCTGGATTCATGGCTGCATATCCGGTAGCATGTTATACAACGTATCCCCTGGGCAGGCTGTCGCATAGTCTGACCGATCGGTAATACCGCCAACATCCCGATGGCCAATAATTTCGGCATCAGGATACATTGCCTTATAATCAGCCAGGCACCATTTTAATGCGGCTATCTGCGCATTTGTCGGTGTATCTATCCCCTCAAAGTTACCTTCGAGAGACACACCAACGCTGCAGGAATTCACGCCCAAGGCATGAGCACCTATAACATCATCCGGCCGCCCTTGGACAATTGTACCGTCACCTTTTATAACCCTGTGATAACCAATGCCGTTGAAACCAGCCTGAATATGCTCATCCCAGATTGCCTGGGTATCTTGTATCTGCGGACCTGCCGTATGATGCACCACTATATACTGGGTTAAGCTTCGTTGAGTCAGTCCGTTAGGCCAATGCCAATCTTTTTGTACTACATTCATATTCTCAACCTCATTTCAACATTTTTTCTAATAACACTACTAATAGCGCTGTAGCCAGGCCACTAGCTCCGGCGGCTTTCCACACGGCCATTTCAAGTTCACGGAGCCTTTTAAATATATCGGCATCGTTTACCTCGCACTGCTTTATCCTTGATTCATGACCAGAATGAGCCATGCAATCCAACTCTCCCACGCCTTCCCCTCCCTAAAATTGATATAAAAATAACCGCTTATAGCGGCATGGTTCTCTTGATCTATTCATTTTTGCCTACGACCAGGAAACAGCGGTCATAATCGTTTCTACTTCGGCGACGATTGTTGCGGCATAAACCTTTTCTTGATATGCCCATAGCCTAGTTTTTACGGTAGATAGCATGGTTTGCATATTGGTACTAAGCGTAATAATTTGGTCAGCCGTGTGAGCATACTGTTGTTTTGTACTATCATCAGCAGAACTGCTGCCTTTAGCCCGAATAGCAATGCCATCTGAATAAAGAGTAGCAAACTGAGTAGACGAAGCAACAGCCAATAAAGACGCCGCGGTTATCTGTGATTGTGTGGTAGTGTCGGAATCATAATACAGAGCCGCCCCTGTTGCGTTTGATGTAAAACCAGCAATATATTGCTCTGCCGCTTGTACTTTTAATGAAGCAATTGCTACTTTCTGTGCTTCTGCAAGTGTTACGTTAACTTCACTTAATGTAGCTGTAGTTATTGAATCAGTTATTGTTGCTATAAAAACATAACTTCCTTGATTTTCAAAAAACTTTTTATAATCCGAATCGACAATTTCCAAAGCACCGCTTGGAATTGCTTCGTTTATAACGCTATCATAAAATGCATTTGTCCCGTCTGAATTTATAACAACATATTTTTTAGACATTTTATTCACCTCTTTAATAGCCTTCTGCAACCCATAAATAGGTTGCACTTACCCCAATACCTGATGAAAAACTAAATCCTGACGTAGAATAACTTGTTAAAACACCGTTAGAATCACCAGAACCAGTGATTGCACTTCTAACCGGTGTCCACCCAACGTGTGTGCAGACTTCTGAAAATGTAACAGGAAATGTTACACTCCCAGAGCTAGTTATACTTCCAGTAATTCCCCACTGCTCTATTTTCCCATCTGACCATTTTCTATATCCAGTAGTGCCAAGTGATTCAGCCACTATGTACGGCACAGTATAATCATTAACAGTTATACCGCCGTTTGCAGCAAGCGCGCCGGTGATTGTTGTTTCTCCGGTTACTGCCAAAGTACTATCTAATGCTGTCGCCCCTGTAACCTCTAAAGTTGATAGCGTAGTCTTACCCGTTACCCCTAAGGTACCACCAACAGTAGCCGCTCCCGATAAAGTCACTTTGCCGGTTACCCCAAGCGTAGTGGCTATAGTTACAGCCCCGGTGAACGCCGCTCCTGCCAATGCCGCTTTCTCCGTATCCAATTCATTAAGCGCCGCTTGCACCGTTGTTGAAGATATATTACCACTCGCCGTGTTGCTTATGGCACTGGCCGCATGTGCTGCCGACGATGCACTAATATGACTTGCCGTTTTTGCCAATGTTGTATCTGGTGCTGTATACCAATTGGACTCACCAGTAATCGACTTAATCATATAGCCAATTTTACTAAACAGATTTGTTAATACTCCTGCTCCGCTGGCCGCTTCTACGGTATCATCAATTGTGCGAGTACCAATTTTAGCATCTGTAACTGAATTATCCGGATGATCAATTGGGTTAGCCTCCTGGTGCTCGGTAAACGTTGCTTTAGATAACAGAACCGAACCCTCGTTAATCGTCGCCGTAACACTGGACGCACTGCCAACAGCGGTTATAATATCTACAACCTGCTCCACTACTACCGATCCGCCGCCTGCAGGAAGATAATCACATTCATCCCCGGCATTGGCTACGGAATACAAAATCTCACCGTCGTCCGGATCGGTCGCAAATACCCCGACTTCTCGCAAGAAAAAGCCCGTGGTTACATTGGCATTCGTCAAAGTACCACGGACTCGATAGGTTCCGTCACCTAATGAAGTTACAGATTCAATTTCAACCTCTAACTTAGATTCAACCAAATCCGTCAGTGATGCCAGCGTAATACCGGAAGATAATACGCCATCACCAACTTTTATTTTTGTAAAATTTAACGTGGTACCTGCCTGCACTTTTGTCTGAAGGTTAATGCCCTTCGTCGTCATTGTTAAGCCATCGAAAGCCAAATGTCATACCTCCTTTAACGTTAGCGTTTTACCAACATGCAGCGCCCCGCCGAAATATGCATTACCACTAACCTCATCCATAACAAACGCCTTAGGACTTAAAGTTAATGTTTTTCCGGATACCAAAACACTGCCAAAATACATAGTGCCGGACCATGTGCGACTTATTATAAAAGCCTCCATCCATGACCGAACATTTTTTACTGAATTTATCAGTTCTGCCAGTTCATCTAATACCGTGGTACTAGAAATGACCGTTTCAGTTGTAACTTTGAAATAATACGGCTCGCCATCGTACTCGAACCATTCTTTAACTGTAGCATTAAGCCCCGCGTCTTCAACAATTTGCTTAACGGCATAGGCCGTTCCTTTTTGGTACTTATAAATATAGCCATTTTTCACTAAGGCCCGGCGAACGGCCAGAGATAAGGTCTGATCGTAAAAATCAACCTGTATTTCCCCTGCCAGATTATCCACCACATCAGAGCAGGCATTATCCACATCAGCAATGGTTAAGCAGTTTTTGATTGAGCTGGCCAACGCTTGGAATTCAGTATCAACCGCCTTACTTGCCGCAATAATATCCGGATCGCTACGAAGATTTTCCGGCAGTAACTCAAGCAGCGTAACATCGTTAACTGTTTTACTCATCCTCAAGACCTCCATAGGTCAAGTTGATTGTACCTTCTAGCGCTACCTGGGTATCACTTACCTCGGTATATTCCGGCGAAGTAATTACAACCCGTTTCGCGCCAGCGCTGATAATATCAGAAATAAGCTGGGATGGATTAATGTCCCGGCCAATTACGGATTTTTGCCAAACCACATATTCATCAACCGCCGTGGTTACAGCCGTTTGGATGGTGCTGGCCGAAGTTTTGTCCGACGTTTTTATATAGTAAGTAGCCTCAATATCATAGGCCACGGTTTCCGGAGCGCTGACGGTTACATTATCCGTCAGTGGCCGCCTTGTATCATCCGAAAGGTATTCTGCTACTTCGGAAATCAAAGTAGAGTCCGGCAATTCGCCATCAGTCAAAATAAAACAGACGTCAACCTCTCCGGGATTGGCCGAAGTAACGCCAACGTCAATAATGGACGAGTTATATTCTTTTGTAAAATATTCATAGGCTCCGGTCGGACCAGCCACACTGAAAGATTCCGGTTTTTGAAATATTCGGCCCTTCAGCGTATCATCGTCTTCTTCATCAGTACCACCTTGGCTAGTGGCTGTATTTGTTGTACTTGCTACATATCGAATCGGATCTACCAGCGTCGTAATCTGACCGGCTAAATAACCATTGCCATCAGTGCCGGTTTCGGTACACTCCACCGTTACATCCACATAGGTATCACCAGCGGCTACTTCGGCATATTCAGTCGTAG